TAAACAACAAAATGCTTGATATGAAGGAGAAAAAGTCAGAGTTTAAACAATTAAAGCCGAAATGTGTGAATTGTGGGCGACCAGGCGGTACAACTTTTGCTTCTATTGTCAGTAAGGATAGTACGGGCGCAAAATTTAGAGAACTCCGTGCTTTTTGTAAAGCTGTAGAACCTTGTGGATTAAACATAAACATAGCAGTAGGTAATTTTGAAAACATTAACGACATCTTGAAAATGATTGATGGCGAAATTTATACTGCTAAAAATGAAATCATAAATGATAAAAACAAATTATTATTTGGTTTAATTACAACCGAAAAAGCATTGGACAATTTCGATATGCAAAAGGCCACAATAAAGGATTTTACTGGTTTATTGGAAACCTATCTTCAAATCTATATAAAAATCACGGATGACCCTGAAAAGAAACTAAAATTAAACGAGGAAGTGGAAAAATCATATTTGTTAATTCAGCAAATAAGAACAGCTATTAAGAATTTTAACGAAACAAATAGAATAGAGTTTGTTCGAGGCGCTGTTGAAGTTTATCGTGACGAGTTAAGACCAGTACTAAACGAAATATTAAGCTTAAAATATAAGGAAAATATGGTTGTGTTTGAGGAAAGTGACAATACATATCATTTAGTTCAAAGAGCTTATTCTATAAAAGATTTGGAAATGAATAATGATAAATATGAAACACTTGTTTTTGATACAAGCGTCCAAGGCGCGCCACCATCGGCCATTAAAAAGCGTCGATTGGTTGTTGAATCATCTTCATCGGATACATCGTCAACGGATACATCGTCATCAGGTACAACCGATATTATTGGAAAACCAACAATTGACGAAGAAGATGGCACAGTTACTTGGTCGAATAGAAATTATCAAGGTTTATGGAATAAGATGAACAATGAATTAAAATCCGCGTTATTATCTGATATAGAATGGTTACAGGAGTTTATGGATAATTGCGTTAGAGCAAGACTTCAAAATAAATCGTGTGAGTTTACAAACCCGAGTAATTTAATCATTCCTCCGCAATTAATAGAAGACGGAATGTATGATTTCGGCAACCCTATTTACAATAAGATATTTAATAAATTTGACGAATCATACAAGAAGACATTATTGTCGCTGTTTTCAACAAATTCAGATGATGGTGTCAAAAATTACAGTATGATGGAAAATACTTTAGCTGATATTGTTAAAAAAGAGTTGAATTTCAATAGAGGTAATTTCTAATTATATAAAAAAATATTCATAAAATATATAAAATGATATTTAGTTACATTTCGTTAAATATATTTCTTGTTAGTTTTGCGGTTGGCATATTTTTTATTTACATCTTAGGTCCTGAAATGAAAACAATATATATTTATCCCAGCCCTGAAAATGTTGACAAGGTTCTATTCAAGGATAAGGCGGATAATTGTTTTTATTTTGAACAAGAAGAAGTCAAATGTCCAAAGGATGAAACACTTATTTCATCTATACCTATACAAAATTAACAACAATATATTTAGCAAATATTTAAATCATATAAATATATAAATGGGAATGTATCTTGGAAAATTTGTTCATACAGAAACAGGAAAAATAATAATGTCTATATTGTTGGGTTTTGGCTTAGCTTCTCTCTTTAGAAGTGTTTGTAAAGATAAAGATTGTCTTATTTTTCACGCGCCACCTTTAGATAAGTTTAAGGATAAAATATACAAAAACGGCGATAAATGTTATAAATACACACCCGTTGCTACAAAATGTAATGCCAACGCAAAAACAGTGGATTTTGAATAAATTTGCGTAATTATTATAATCAATCATTCTTTATAATACTTATGAGCGATACTACCAACATTTTTGATTTACCTACTGACCCGGTTGGAGGAGGAAATATTACACTTAATGCTTCAGAAAATGTTGTACAAAAACCAATGCAACAGCAGCAAATACAACCTCAGCAAATGCCTAACCAAGGTCAAACTCCAAATTTTAGTTTAGACCAAACCACTATTAGTCAAATCGTAAGCGGTCTTCAACAAGCGGCAACGGCTGGTGCCACACAATTACCATCACGAGACATTCCGATGAACACAAGTGGACACAGTAATGACGCTCAAGTACAGCCCAATTATATACCAATGCACGAAAGAGAGGCCGATTATATTAAAGATTACGAGCAAACAAGCGATGATATGATTGACAATTATAATAAAAATGTGAACCGCAGTAATTCTCTGGATGAAATGTATAATGAAATACAAACGCCTCTCCTATTAGCAGTCTTATATTTCTTATTTCAGTTACCATTTTTCAGACGATTTTTATTTAAATATTTCCCTGTTTTGTTTTCAAATGATGGCAATTTCAATATAAATGGCTTCATGTTTTCAAGTGTATTATTTGGTATTCTATTTTATTTTTTGAATAAAGTCACAAACCATTTTGGGGCTTTTTAAAGCGTTTATAAAAACATTTAAAGATTTCCATATAATTATAAATAATTATATGGATGAAATACGAACAAATTATTTATATACAATGAAAATGAAAATGGTAAGTTTTTTTAAAACTGATAATGTTATTATAGATTCGATATTATCTGTTATTGCTATGAGCTTAATCGGATACATTATGAATTATATTTATGACAACCGCCTTGATAAATTAATAACCAATATATCATTCAGTAAAATAAAATGTCTTTTTTATAAAAGAAATGTGGTGATTTTAGAAGGTAAAAAGAGCTGTACTACATCGGCATATTCGCATACGTTAACTACAACATCTTCATATAGCGCACGCTTTAAAGCTGTATGGTGTTACATTATAAATAATATTGAAAAAAATACGACTATTTATCAAATAAAAGAAACATCAAGTAATTATGATTCCACTGCCAAATATAGAGAAGATAAAAAACACGAAGACATTTTTATAGTTTTTCAAAATAAGCATTTTTTAATTGATGATGATATTTATGTTCATTCTGAAATTGAAAAAGATGAGGGAAATCAAAAAGAGGAGAAAATTATTACAAAAACCGATACAATCACTTTAAAAATTTATTCTTATAAGCATTCGCTTGATTATTTAAAGAAATACATTGACAATATTACCAATGAGCATCTGTCGACAATTAAAGATAAACGTTGTAACAAAAAATTTATATATGTTTTAGATAATGTTAAAAAAGACGATGATGATTCTAAATATGCCAGTTGGAGTGAATATGTATTTGAAAGTAACCGGACATTTAAAAACATATTTTTCGACGGCAAACAAGATATAATTGACAAAATAGATTATTTTACGAGTAAAAAGGAGTGGTATTGTGAAAAGGGTATTCCTTATTCGCTCGGTATTGGATTACACGGTCCTCCAGGTACTGGCAAAACGTCACTAATTAAAGCCATAGCAAACCATACTGGACGTCACATTATTGTTATACCGTTGAAATTAATTAAGACCAAACAACAATTAGAATATTACTTTTTTGAAGATACATATAATCATGATAATGAAAAAAGGGATATGACATTTGACAAAAAAATTATCGTGTTTGAGGACATTGATTGTATAGGAGATATTATTTTAGAAAGAAAAAATGCGCAAAACAAGAGTAAAAATTTAAATGGTATTAGTGGTAGCAATAGTGGCAACAATTTAAATGGGTTAATTAAGACTGAAAATGATACCGTAAAGGTAAGTGATGTTTTGCAAACAATTTGTGATATTAATGGAACAATGAGTAGTAGTGGAGAACAACCGATAACACTGGATGATATTTTAAATTTATGGGACGGTATTCGTGAAACGCCAGGAAGAATGTTGATTATTACATCAAATCATTATGAGAAGCTGGATTCGGCGCTAACGAGACCAGGTAGAATTGATATTACTCATAAATTGGATAATGCTAGCCATAATACTATATCCGAGATACATTATCATTTATTTAACAAAAAAATAGACGCTGAAAAACTACAAAAAATCAATGATTGTTTTTATTCTCCTGCCGAATTAATTAATATTTATGTCACACACAAAGACGAAGAAATGTTTGTCGAAAGACTTTTACAAAATAAAAAATTACAAACACCGTTATAAAGTAATAATATAAAATCCCCATTTTTTATTATATATAAAATATAAATGATAAATGAATATGTAATAAAATTAATTGATAATCTGCCAGATGATTTAAAGAATTCTAAATCACCCTTAAGATTGGATTTGGTTTTAGATGGTGGTGCTTTTAATGGCAGTTATTTGATAGGAGCATTGTACTTCTTGAAAGAAATGGAAAAACGAAATTATATTATAGTCGAAAGAATTTCTGGATGTAGCATTGGCTCTGTAATAGGGTTCCTTTATTTTATTGACGCTTTAGACACAATGCCAAGTTTTTATGACGTTGTTAAAAAAGAATTTAAGGAAAAATATAAATTACCAAAAATAAAAGACCTCAAAACGCATATAAAGGATAGAATACCTGACAATGTTTGTGAAAAAGTAAATGGAAAATTATATATATGTTACAATAATATAAAAAAGGGTATAAAAACTGTAAAGTCGCAATACAATGATATATATGAAATCATGAATACAATTATAAAATCCAGTTATATTCCTTATTTAATTGATGGAGAAATGCTTTACGAGAAAAAATATGTAGATGGTGTGAATCCGTATTTTTTCAATGTGGAACACGGTAAAAAAATATTATATTTAGACCTTTTTGGTTATGACAAACTTGGTAGTTTATTAAATGTTAAAAACGAGAAAACCAATTTTCATCGTATTCTCTCTGGACTACTAGATATACATAATTTTTACATTAAACAGACGAATACTCAAATGTGTAGCTACGTGAATGATTGGTCTATTACTAATAAATTTATTAATAATTTTAAAATATTACTTGAAAAACTTATAATGAACTTTATACATCTTTTAATATATTTTAAAAATATAATACCATTTGGTTGTGATTTTGAAAACACATTAATGTATAAGATAATATCAAAAATAACACACGATATTTTTATCATATTATTGGAAACCTATTGTTTGTAAATCTACTTTTAAGAAAAGTAGAGCAAAAATTACTTTTTATAATTTTTACAACTTCGTAAGAAAAGTAAAACTAATACAATCCTTTTTTGTTTTTTCTAGTCTTTTTTCCATAAAAATCAAAAAATGATTTTTTTGCTTTTGTTTTTGTCTTTTTCTTTTTCTCTGTTTTTTTTGTTTTTTTGTTTTTTTCTATTTTTTCTGGTTTTTCTTCTTGTAAAGTATTTGTGTTTTTATTTTGGTCTGGTTTATAACTTAAAAACCATTCATCCAATTCCGCCTTATTTTTGCTTTGTTTCAATTCTTTATATTTTGCCGCCTTTTCAGCACGCATTTCCTCTACCGATTCTTGGTGTCCATAACATATTATACTAAAGCGTTTTAACAATCCTTTTTGCTCTAACCGATTTCTTTGTTGTACTTCAAATAAAAATTTTGACATACATAATATTCTCTCTGAAAACTCATTATAATAAGGTCTTTCAACATACAGAAACGCCAAATAAAAACTCAACATAGTATCTATAGTGGCTATTTTCACCTTTTGTCCTTTTATAAAAAGCACATTATAACTGTGACACGCAATTGGCTTATAAATAAACGCAACAGTATCCTTTCCTACTTTGATTTCATAATGTTCAGGGACTATTTCACCAGCCGGCTCGTGTTTCACAATTTTACAATTATTTATACCTACGTCCTTTAACCGTTCTTTCACTATTTGCGCGGTTGTTTCAGGTTCGTGAGAAATGACATCAAAATCAGCAATTCTTTGTAAACGTCTTTGTAAATTTTTTGGCATATATTGAGAATAGAGAGAAATCGCAAAACCACCAAAAAACACAACACCCTGGTTTATAAATGTGCTTTTCACATTTTCGTAAATCACGTCTTCATTTTCCTTATTTGACATTTCTCTTTGAAATTCTACTTTGTCGCAGTTAATAGTGGTTAAGGGATAATTTTTGTTCAGCAGACTCAATCGTTTTAGAACTTTCTCCCATCTGCTTATATCTCCGGCAGGTCGCGATAATTCTAAATACATCGACATTCTCAAGAAATTTGGCGAAGCGTACAAAATGCCTGCAACTCTTATAGAATCTTTTTTCAAAGCCATAAATATTTCTTTGGGGATTTGTGTAATGTCGGCTACAGGTAT